GAGCTGGCCAAGGTCATGGTGGGGGCACACTACGGGCAAGGCAAGTCGCAGGTGGCCTTTCATGAGCGCCGGCCGATCAACAAGGTCGGTCAGGCTATGGCCATTCACTCTCGCCTTCTGGTGGCCCGCAACCCACAGGTCCGGGTGAAGACCAGCAACCCAGACCTCAAGCCGATCGCTTTCCAGTTTGAGAATTTTATCACCAGGGACCTCCAGGAGATGCACTTTGAGGATCAGCTGCATTCGATCCTTATGGATGCTTTGCTGGCATTTGGCGTGAGTAAGACCGCCTGGAACCATGACGGCAGCGTGATTGAGGCCGGCAACGAAATGATCGACCTGGCCGCGCCATACTTCCTGCGGGTGAGCCCAGATGACTTCGTGTGCGATATGAGCGCCCGGTCGTGGGAGTCCATGCAGTTCGTTGGAGATCGGATCGAGCGGGATCTGGAGAAGGTCAAAGAGGCCGGCACCTACGACGAGAAGAAGCTCAAGACCCTTGGTGACACCAACCGGCAGCAATCGCAGACGGAACAGCTCAACAGTCTCTCTGTGGACAAGAGCATAGCCGAAGATTCCTTGTTCCCGCGCCTGGTCGCCTGGGAGATCTATATCCCCAGGGACAAGGTGATCGTGACGATCCCGGACGGGGGAGGGGAGTTCCTGCGGGTCCAGGAGTATGACGGGCCCGAGTCTGGACCCTATGAAATGCTTGGCTTCATGCCGGTCCCAGACAACCTGATCCCCCTCAGCCCGGCTATGGCCTGGGCCGACCTGGACGACGCGATAAACCGCCTTGCCCGGAAGTTCGTGCGGCAGGCAGAGCGTCAGAAGACCATCCCGGTAGCGCAGAAGAAGGACAAGGCCGACGCCGTAACACTGCGTAACACCAGCGACGGGGAAGTGGCCCTTCTGGACAACCCCAGAAGCCTAACGGAAGTCTCCTTTGGCGGCGTAGATGCCGGCAACCACCAGTTTGCTATGTGGATGATTCAGCAGTTTTCCATGCTGGCGGGCAACCTGGAGATGCTGGGCGGGCTCAGCGCTCAGTCTGAAACAGCGACGCAAGACCAGATGCTCAACAAGGCCAGTGGCGTCCAGATCGACGATATGCGGGCCGAGGTCGTGTCATTCGCCCAGAAGAACATCGAGAAGCTGGCCTGGTACCGCTGGACCGACCCCCTCCGGGAGTTTGAAGCCCCCCTCAAGATCAAAGGCCTTCCATTTGAAGTACCAAGCGTGTTCTCCCCGGAGATCCGCGAGGGCGACTTCGTTCAATACAACTTTGAGATCGAGCCCTACTCCATGATGCCGCGCAGCCCAAGTCAGGACCGCGCCGAGTTCTTTGAACTGCTCCAGGCCGTTGTGCTCCCGATGATGCCGCAGTGGGCGCAGGAAGGCATCAGTCTCGATCCCAAGGCTCTCTTGGACAAGATCGCCTCCTACTCAAACATCAAGGACCTGGATGAAGTTCTCAACTTCCAGTCTGAAATGCAGGTGCAGCCTGGTGGTCAGGTGTCTGCGCCAGCGAAATTCTCTCGCCGTGAATACATCAGAAAGAACGTGGCCGGCGTGACCAGCAAAGGAACAGACGCACAGATGATGCAGAGCCTTGCTGCTACCGCCAAAGCCGGCAGTGACAACAGGAGCGCGTAATGCCAGAGAGTGAACGGACCTATGCAATTTTGGATCGTATCGAACAAACGGTCAACACGAATCACACGGAGGTTCTGCAGCGGCTGACCACCTTGGAAGCCATACAGCACACGCCGGACACCTGCCCGGCCATAGCGCGGATGCAGGGGCAGGTAGATGCTCACCAGCCAGAACGGTGCCCAGGAAACGCGCGTACAGAGGCGAGGCTCGATGACCACTTGAAGGATCACAAGCAGAGGGAAGAGGAGCGGCGCTGGCGGGACTTTGCAAAAGACATGGTGAAGATCGTTGCCGGGGCAGTTACCGGCGGGGTCATTGGATCGCAAATCAAATAGGAGAGTGAAATGTCAAACCCGGAATCTGTTGGCCTCAATGAAGACTATGAACCGGCCGTGGTTGAGGCGGTGACCACTACGGCGCAGATCGCGCTGGCTCTTAACAAGGATTACCTGCTCCAGCACAACGGGGTAGACGCCGCGGGCAGTGCAGCCACCACCAGGATCAACATGGCGACCGATGACAGCGACCCGGCCGATACGGCTGGCGCAGGTCAGCTCCCGCTGATTACCGGGAACATCGTCAAACTTGGCCCTGGCATTGACAAGCTGAAATTCAGCGCCACGGCCAACGCCCCCACATTCAGCATCATCCCTGGCCGGGACGACCAGGGCCGTCATTGATAGACCAAGGAGATAACCATGGCAGAAGAAGCAGTAGCGGAAACAACGGAGAGTACCGAGGCAGTGGCACAGGAATCTACCGAGGCCCAGGAGCCGGTGAATGAGGAAGTGTCCCGGTTCAAAGAGGTCCTTGAAGAGAAATTTGGCCAAGGCGACGTTGACGATGACGAGTCCGACGCCGAGGTAGCTGAGTCAGACCAGGACGTTGAAGAAAGTTCCGTTCCGGAGATTGACGAGGCATTGAAGTCCCAGGCGGCCGAACTGGGGATTTCAGACGAGGAACTGGCCTCCTTTGGGGATAAGGCCCCAGAAATGGTCCAGAAGGTAGCCGCTCTGGTGGATCGTCAGATCGCCGAGATCGGCAAGCAGCGACTGGAGGCAAAGGACGAGCCGGCAAAGGATGATGCTGGCGAGGATGCGCGTCGGCGCTACAGGACCAGTTGACCAAGGCCACCGAGGCCCTGGCCCAGAAGCCTGCAGCGGAAGCTGACCAGTTTGATAACGCCCTCTCACAGGAAATCGAAGGGCTGTTTGGATCTCTTGGGGAGGAGTACCAGGGCCTTCTCGGTGAGGGGTCGATTTGGGACTACAAGCCTGGGTCCAAGGAGCATGGCTTTGTCAATGAAGTCTTTGAGCAGATGGCGGCCCTCGACACCGGCTACCAGGCTCGCGGGCAGGAGCTACCGACAAAAGACCTGTTCAACAAGGCCCTTGCTCTGGCTTCCCACGATCACCTGAAAGAGATCAGCCGGAAAGAGATCCTGGGAAAGGTCAAGAAGCAATCAGACTCGGCCATGACGGCCCCGGCCCGCAAGGGTGCCGTGGATGCCGCCACTGGGCTGAGTAAAGAGGATGCCGTATCCGGGATTGCCAGCGCTATGCGCGAATCCGGGTTTATGGATTTGTAATCCGTTTTTGGACAAGGTTCGTGAAAGGATTTTGAAATGCCTAAGAGCATTACACCCAACACCAACGACAGCACGGTAATGGACCTGCTGCAAGCAACCTACCCCTTCGTCGTCGCAAACGAAGGCGGCTTTGAGGTTATCTGCAACGACACGCAGTACTACCTCTCCAGCGACCTTCTGGCCAACAAGACCCAGAAGAAAACCGGCCCCATGGCCACCTGGGACCTGCTCTACAAAAAGGGCGGGAACGCCAAACACGTTGAGCTCTTTGAGGGCGACAGCATTGGCATCACCGACGTCATGGCCAAAGGTCATGCAACCTGGTGTCAGTTCCAGACCGCAGTTGCCTGGGAACGTCGTGAGCTCCTGGACACCCGCAACAACCCCGAAGGGCTGTATGACCTGCTCAAAGCTCGCCGCGTAAGCGAACAGCTGGCCATGGTTGATACCCTTGAGGACGGCCTCTGGAGTGCTCCCGCAGACTCGGAAGACGCCAAACTCACCCCCATGGGCATCCCCTTCTGGATTCAGAAGAACGACTCGGCCACCACCAACGGCGGCTGGGACGGCGGCGACCCCACCGGATTCGCCAGTGGTGCCGGTGGCCTGGCCGTGGCAACGGCTCCGGGCTGGAAGAACTACGTCTGCAACTATGACGCCGTGAGTGACACCGACCTCTTCCGCAAGATGAACTACGCGGCAGAACGGCTGAACTTCCGGATGCCTGAGTTGGCCAAGGACCTGCCGAAGGACAAGAAGCCCGACCTCCGCGCCTTCTGCAACCTGGAAACCAAGATCGCCATCAAGGAAAAGCTGCTTGACCGTCAGACCGGTATGGTCGGTTGGGCCGTTGACCCGGTGAAAGACAAGGTGACCTTCATGGGTGCGCCCCTTGAGTACGTCCCGGCTCTTGACGCCGACTCCGACGATCCGATCTACCTCGTCGATATGGGCTGCTTCATGCCGCTTGCTCGGAAGGGTGACTACTTCCAGGAAACCGGTCCCGGCCCCGTCGCTGGCGCTCACAACACCATCGCCATGTTCATCGACCTGAGCTACCAGTGGGTCTGCGTGAACCGCAAGAAGTGCGCCGTGTTCCACAAATAGGCCTGGTCCTCTGGAATGGCAAGGCTGTTTGAATTTTTGAACGAAAGGAAATTACCATGCAACCTCCCGTAGCTTACGGAACAGCAAAACAGATCAAACGGACTGTTTTCTTCACCGGCTCCACCGCCATCAAGCGCGGCCAGGGCCTCTGCTTCGACCGCGACTATGGTACCGCCGCGGATCATGATGAGAATCGTGATTACAAAGTCGAGGCTCCTTCTGCCAGCAATAACCTGAACTTTGCTGGTGTGGCTGCCAAAAACTACAACGCTCGTACCGGCGGCCAGATGGTTGAGATCTACGAACCCGGTAGCGTCTGTGACGTTCTGGTGGGCGTGGATACCGTTGTCAACACTACCATCATGACCTGCTCGGCCACCGCGACCGACGCCGGCCGCTTCACCCTCAAAGGCTTCTTGGGCCGTGGCTCTGCCATCGCGCTCCAGACCGAAACCGATGGGCAGGTGGACGACGGCTTCGCTGGCACCGCGGCTGTGGCAGTCTCCGCAGGCGTCAGCACCGTGACCCTGACCGGGATCGGTACCGCCAGCTCTGCCGGCGACCGCCTGGTTGTTGTTGGTGGTACTGCCACCGCAGGCGTCTACACCATCGCCAGCGCCCCGACCGCCGACACCATCACCATTACCGGCGACCTGGGCAACAGCACCGTGGCCACCTGCTACGTCATTCCGGCCAACGAAGTTACTGTCCTGGCCTACCTGTTTGACGGCGAGGAATCTGGCCTCCAGCAGATCATCACCCCGGCTGACGATGACGCCTCGGCCGCCATGGTTGGCGGGACCACCTTCGTCGCTGGTGGCGTGACCATCGGTACTGGCGACAGCACTGACACCTTGGCCGACGGTACCCGGGAAGGCCTGAAAAAGGCTTTCTGTGGCCTCGGCACAGTCACCACCAACGATCATCTGGTTACGGTGACGAGTGGCTTGCAGTCTGATGGTTCGACTGCGCTTGCCTCCGCTGCGATTGACGCGGCAAACGAGTTCATTTCGCTGGAATGGACCGGTAGCTTTGGTGCTAACACCGGTGGCCTGTGGATCGAGAAGGCTTCGACTGCCACCAAGTCGGCAACATAGTCTCCGCTACTGCTGCCTTCGGGTGGTAGCTGTCTCCGTGGGAAGAGGGGGCCTTCGGGCCCCCCGATCCCTTAACCATAGAGAAAGGGCTTTATGTACGCGAACAACAGACGACGGCTCCTGGCTTGCCTGGAACTACCCAAGGACGGGGATCTTCCCGCTGGCCTGGTGCGCCAGGTGGAACACATCGAGGAATGCCTGGAGAAGCTGAATCAGCACCACAAGATCCCGGACACAGAAATTGCCATGCTGGCCGCCTCCTATGTCACCCTGGATGGGGAGGAAAAACCGGAGAAGAAAGAAGCCCCGGTCAAGAAGGAAGAGAAGAAGGAAGACCCCTTCCCGGAAAGCAAGAAGTCTGAACCCAAGAAAAAGGGTGGTAAATAATGACCAGACCAGGCCTTGAGGTTACATGGTTGACGCTGCGGGCTGAGGTGGGCCAGTTCCTCGGATTCAACGCAGATCCTGACAACTGGAGCAGCAATCAGACGGCCGCCGTCCAGCGCATTATCGGTTCCGGCCTCCGTCAGTATCTCTTCCCGCCCCCTCTTCGGGACGGCGAGGCCGGCTACACCTGGTCATTCATGGCACCACGGACCTACTCGGTAACGACGGTGGCTGATACAGCCGCCTACGACCTGCCAGCCGACTTCGGCGGGTTTGACGGACAGCTCCACATTACAGACGACAAGTTGGCCAGGATCATCGTAGCGGATGAAACTATCCTGGCTGATGAGGCGCAGTACGACACTCTTGCTGGGAAGCCGACCCATGTAGCCGTGCGTCCCAAGGATCACGACAAGGACGATGGACAAATTTATGAGGCTGTATTCTGGCCGACGCCGGATGACGCCTACACCATCACCGGGAAGCATACCGTGTTCTTTGACCTGCCGGATGCAGACAACATCTTTCTGCCTGGTGGGGCCCTCCATGGGGAGGGGTATATCGAGGCCTGCCTTTCTGTCGCGGAACAGCGGCTGGATGACCAGGTTGGGCTGCACAGCCAGGCATTCATGCGGATGCTGCAAGCCAATATCCACCATGACGCCAAGATGACATCACCAAGCATCCTTGGTTACAACCACGACTGGACCGAACCGGCCGAAGAGGATCGCCGCAAGGAAACGGTCAACATCAACTACTGATTTTCCCTCCTGTAGCCATTGGGGCTGCAGGCAGAATCGTAAGGAGAGAAGCATGATTGGTAAAGTTTGTAAGCTGTTGGGGTTCAAGACCGAATCCTTCAAAGCCGCTGACCAGAAGACCATCCTGGACCAGGGCAACACTGTCCCTACTGACGGTACAGCGGGCTATGCGGTTGGATGCCTGTTCCTGCACCGTGACGGTGGCGATGGCACCGCCCTCTACGTCAACGAGGGCACCGAGGCAAGCTGTGATTTCAACGCCGTGACGGTCGGAGCATAACGAGGACGCCAATGCCTAGCGGGTATATGACCATCGACTTCCCCCTCGGGGGCCTGAATAAACAGATGAGCTACCGGAAGCAGAGCCCAGGGACTACCCCGGACTGCTTGAACGTCATGCCGGTAGATGTTTTGGAAGGTCGCCTCCGAGGGGGGTCGCGTCCTGGTCTGGAGCGCACCTTTGCCGATAAGGTGGGCAACGGAAATCCTGTGCGTATGATCTCTCGTGTGACGACGGCCCCCCAGGATGGCTTTGCCTGGACCGCAGATGAGTTTACCGAGGACACCATCGACTCCTTCTGGACAGCCGCCTCCTGGCTGGATGGAGCCCCGGAACTCTCCTCTGTCGGTGAAAGCATCAGCTATATCTCCAGCGGGGGCCTGGTCCGGGATATGCCGGATGATGCCGACACCAGCAAGGCCTATGTCTTTGAGATTTATATTTCGCCCTACCTGGATGAGCACCATGGCAAATACTCGCTGTGGTTCTACCTCAACGATACTACTCCGGATGCGACCCAGGATGGGCTTACGATCGAGCTCGACTTCACCGACCCGGCCGGGATATTCACAGCGACGGCCCGCTCCTTTGATGGTGGAGTGGAAACGGCCACGGCCCTGGATACAGATGTGGATGAGGGAGAGGCCGCGAGTGGATGGTTTACGGTCATCATCGACGGCTCCACCCTGTATGCCTACTGGCGTCATAGAGAGCTCACAACGAGCTACTCTATTCCGTCCTACGGTAGCGGTGGCACAACCCTGGGCTTCGGGATGGACTGCACCAACACCGATGGTGGCAAGTGCATCGTGGACGTCGCCAGGCTCCAGTACATGAGGGACTTTGCAGCGGCTGACCAGTTGCGCCAGTTCACCATCGTAAGCGCCAACAAAAAGATTTATCAGGACACCTGGCTCAACCGACTGGATGAAGTCTCCGTAACCGGGGATTTGTCTGACCTGGCGAATCTGGAATCAGCTGAGTATCTTCAAAAGCTATACATTGCAGATTATGACGGTGGGGTGTTTGACGAGGACTCCGTAGTGATTGCTGCGGATGGTGTCACGCTGACCAAATCGGGGATTGATTTCTCATCCTACGGGATCTCTGCCGACGATCACGTGGTCACGATCACTAACGGCACCGGGAGCGTAACCGACGGCGTTTATGCCATATCGGCTGTGGCTACTGGCAACATGACCCTGGACAGCACCGTGGGAGGCAGCGGCACGGCCTCTGTGCGCGTGGACCGCACGATCCGTGAGTATGACCCGATCGCCAAAACGCTGACCAACCTGGAGGCAGATCCAGGCAAGGGCACGGTGCAGCCTGGGTGCCCCCTGATTGCGGTGTATCGAGAACGCCTGGTCACCGGGGCTCCACCTACGGCCCCTCATGCTTACTTCATGAGCCGCCAGGGCGACTTTGGCGACTGGGACTACAGCCAGGACGATGCGGGGGCCGCGATTGCCGGTACGCCTGCAAATGATGGCTCTGTAGGCCAGCCTTTGACGGCCCTGATCCCATTCAAGAACGACTACCTTATTCTTGGGTGTTCCCAGTCTATGTGGGTACTCCGTGGTGACCCCACCAGCGGTGGCGAACTGGACAACCTTAGTGTGGCAAAGGGCATTATTCACCGTGGGGCATGGTGCAGGAGCCCCAACAATGAGATCATCTTCCTGTCCCAGAATGGCGTCTATGTTCTGAGTCCAGGCGATATGACCCCCATGCCTGTGACAGAGGGCAAACTTCCAAGGGACCTGGTGAATGTGGACCCGGTAAACACACAAATATCTATGTCATTTGACTACCAGAGGAACGGCGTCCATCTGTTCCTTACTCCAAAAATAGCCGGGAACGCAACGCATTACTGGATCGACTGGATAAGCAAGAGCATCTGGCCCATGAACTACCACAGCGACCATGAGCCATATTGCACCATGGACTTTGTTCAGAATGGATCGGTCCTCTTTGGCTGTCGGGACGGGTACATCAGGTCCTTCCGCAATATCCTGGCAAAGGACGACGGGGAGAGTAAATCCTCCTACATCACCTTTGCCCCCCTTATGCTCAACCCCAAGGAGCACGTTGAGGGCGTCATGACTGACATTGCAGCTGCCGTGCCGTCCCTGTCCGGGTCTGTGACCTGGGAGGTTCTGGTTGCTGATAGCACAGAAAAGCTGCTCTCAGCCAGCGTGTTTGATACAGGAACCTGGGACAGAAACGGGTGGCAATACTCCAGCCGGCCGCGGGCCAGGGGGCGGGTATTCGCTCTACGGCTTCGCGGGGCGACGGTTGAGAATTGGATGGTGGAATCCATTTCGGTGGCAATTAAGGCCGGTGGTAGAGCGAGGGTGATTGATTGAGCACCTTTAACTGGAACGTCAAAAACTGGCATGAATGCCGGCAGGCTCTCCAGAAGATCCGGGAGTGGCTGGGGGATCTCAATGATGAGATTTT